AGAAGGCTTAGTCAACAGCAGGCTTGTCCAATCGGTAAAGTTTACCAAACCGAAAGATGGGGTAAAGTCTGCGTTTAACTGGTTTGCAATGTATGCAACCACCTGCTCAATATCTACAGTTAAAGAGGTTGTAGTGCTACCTGTTGCACCAGCAGCAACCACACCATAAAACTGACTGTTTTCTTTCTTGTAAAAATCACGCATTAATAAACGTGGGAGCGTGTTCTGCAACCAAGGCAACTGATACATCATTTGCTTAGAGAAACGAGCGTAACCTGCAATGTAATCGCTCACCACTTTTACCTCTGTGAAATCGTAATCGATCTGGCCTTTTGCTGCACCTTCAGTTTGTACCGCAATTGCACCCTCTGTACCTGTTTCACGGTAAGTAACATAGATACCTGTAGGGCTTGCGCTTGTAGGCACTAAATCACGGAAGTTGATTTTGTTTGCAGGCACTAAACCGTTACGGTTGCCGTATGATGCAACGCCATCACCGGTAAGGTTATTGCTTGTTGTCATTGTGCCAACTGCTTTCAGTTCAAAGCTAAGATTTGCACCTTTCTGCTTTTGGAAAGCATCGAAATCACTCTTTTGCTCTGTGAACGCCTGCTCAATACGCTTGGCAAACATTTGGCCGAAGTTTGCAGGGTTCTTCTGCTCATTGCCTTCTGCTGCACGACCTTGTGCGGCTTTGATCTCACGGATGCCTTCATTCAGGCTATCAACGGTTGATTTAATTGTTTCGAGGCTTTCACCTTTCTTCTTCAGTTCTTCGTTCAATTCAGCAACAGCATCTTCGTGTTTTTTTGCTGTTTGTGCTGCTTCGTTCTTCAACGCATCAACCATTGGTTGGAACGCTTGTTTCATTTCTTCTATCATTTCAAAATGTTTTGAATTGTAAATAATTGTATTGCTTCTTTTGCTTTCTTCAGTTTATCGCTTTCATCCTTATTCGGCTCAACTGCTTCTGTAGCGGGTTGAGTGAATTTTTCGAATATATCTGCAATTGACTGTTGTATTTGTTTAATCCTTGTTTCAATCAACTCAAATGCGTTATCGGTGTAATTACCGTTACGCATCGACTTCATAAGGGCATCCAACTCTGAAGTGAGTTTCTTTGCTTCCTCATCCTTGTTAATTGATTTGCCTGCGTCCAGCGTTGGTGTGTTAGGGTTTGCACCCCACAACACCGCACTACCTTCATAAAGCATTACTTCTTTAATGATCGTGTAACGCTTGCTCCAATCGTCGTCATTTATTACTTCCCGCTTTACGGTAGTAAAACCAATCGAGTGCTGGTTAATGTGGCCGGACTTGTAAAACTCCAACACATCATTGCCCCACGTTGTATTCGGAATATCGGTTACCATCACTAAATGGTCGCCTTCCATGTACAACTCTTTAGGCTTACCAATAGCGTATTTTAAAGACGGGTTGTGATCGGTTAAATGCCAGATAAGGTTTGAACCTTTCGGACCACGTTCCTTAATAGTCTTGTTAAAAGCGGATGCCTCAATAATATCCTTGTCGTAATCAAGGCTGCCTGCATGTGCAACAGCAACCTTTACACGCCTGCTTTGCTCATCCACATCCTTCACCGAATCGGGAATATTCTTGTATTGATAGAATGCACTCATTTACCCAAAATTGATAAATGCGCACCCGTTGAAAGGCCGTTACGTCAACTCTTGTAAATGCGTTTGTTGATTGGTAACTTAGATGCCCGTTTTAAATATGCAAAAACATTTATTTCATTTCTACGTGCCAAAAGCAGCCACCAAAGCCTTTATCGAAGGGCTGATAAAAAAGCATGTAGAGAATGTAAAAGCCGTTAGCTACGAAGTGCGGAAAGGAACAGAGGAAGATTACAACCGTTATATTGAGGTTGATAATGCGGATATTTACTTCATCCTTTACACTACTGATTCACCAAAGCAGGGTTATTAATCGTTGAAGGTTTGCGTATCATGCGCCCATTAGCATCTACTTTGTTGGTAACGGCAAACGTGCATCTACATTGGATCACCTCGCTTGCGGGTGCTGTCGGGTCGTGTGGGTGCAGCATCAAAACATTGTTCGTGCTGTCAATAAACCGCTCGTTAAAATCTACAATCTGCCCGTCAAGTTTACTATGGTCTGCCTTACGTGGGTCATTGGTCGGGTTGCGTCTCACTCTTGCATCTAATGCGCTAATCCATTCTTTTTCCTTCTCAAACGGGCTTTTATCTGCACCTACATAAGTGCCTGCATGTACAGCCTTACCCGCTTCGGTTCGGGCAATCATAGCAGCCCTGTTGCGGTTAATTTCCGGCATCACCTCACGGAAGTATTGCGCTATCTTCAAGTATCCCCAACCTTCCACAATAGCCTTGTCTGTAATTTGAATGAGAATATTCCTGGTTGTTTCGGTTATCCGCAGCACGCCCTTATTGTAAAACTCTGTGCCTATGTAGTTCATTACCTCGTTAAACCAATCCAGCAGCGTTTCAAACGCCTTTTGTTTAACCGAACTGTCGTAGGCCGCCCTTGCGTACCTGCTGCCCACTTCACGGTAAAGGCTATCCATCGTTGCAAGTATCTTCGGGCTAATCAGTAAGCTGTTAGCATAGGAGAGTGCAGCCCTGTCGCCACCTTCCTCATACGCACGCAGGTAGCCGTCTGTATCACTTTTCAGCGCATTAAAGAATTTGGTCGTGTACTGCGCCACTATCCGCTTCCGCTTGTTCTCCTCCCGAATCCAGTACCGCCTGCGTTGCCTTGCTGTCATACTTGCTTATTGTTTCAATGATTGCTTTTTTAAGATGCCCACGATTAATTACCATCTTGCCGTAATCGTTGATGCAGTTCTTTTCTTTGTCCGTTAACTGGTAAACACGTTTGGTGATGCTGTCGATGTACTTACTCACTTCGTTAGTAATCTCCATAATTCTTTAACGGTTGCGGCTCATCCTGCATCTGCATATCGCTTAACGGCACGTAACCACTCTGTATGTAGTAGGCATTATGCAAGGCCTCTTTTGTTGCTTCAAACCCTACCAATGGGCGGATCTCGTTTTGCGTAACCGCACCGATGTTAAACAGCTTCAGCAGGTATTCAACCAGCTTCGTGTAATCATCCTGCAACTCACTTAACATAGAGAAATCGCTATCTATTACCACGTTCTCGTTAAATTCAGGCAGCAGCGAACGGTTCAATTCATCCCGCAGGCTGTTCACTACAGGTAGCACCCGATTCACCACCCAATTCTTTTGGCCTTGCTCTTTATTGGCGTAGGTAGTCTCCCAATTCATAATAACAGGGTCAACGCCTAACACATGGCAAATACGGTCTTGCGTCCAACCCAACTGCTCTAGTATCTGTAACTCGTCTGCTGTACGTCCGAAATTGATATAGTCGAATGGCGCAGGCAAGAACCCGATAGCCTTCGATTTCTTAGTGCTGTTAGCAACATTGTTCAGCGTATCTTCTAACTGCGTTACCTGTGCAGGGTTAAAGTTTTCCGCTTGCTTCGGCATGATCGCCCCAATCGCTCCATTGTTCTTGGCAGCATACACACTTGCATCGGTTAACGCTAAATCCTGTTCAATCCTGCGTTTCAATGGCCGCAACGGGTCAAGCCCTCTTAATGGGTCGTTTGGATCATACGTTTTCCAATGGATCATGTCAGCCTTTTCCACTCGCTGTACGCCCTGGCTGCTGTTGTAGTTGTAATGGCTTACCTCGCGGCTGCCTTGCTTTACCGGAACAACCTCAACCGCCCGATGATCTAAGATTTCCAACTCAACCACCTTGCCACCAACAATGCCGCCTCTGTTTTTGCGGATAAAGCATTCTCGTGTTGCGTACTGGAAATAAACACCGTACCAAAACGAATCCGCACCCATTGTAAATGATGGACGAGCTAACAGTCGGGCTAAATCACTATCTGTAACCACTTCATCCAATGCCTTCAACCGTTCCACCTGCACCGCTTTAAACATTTCGCCACCTTGCAGGCTGCGGCTCTTTTGCAGGTACTTCTTAGCAGCATCCGCACTTTTCTTTTTGTAAGCGTAAAACGGCACGCTGCTTTCCTTCCTTGCCCGTAAATCAACAATTGAGAATAATGTATCGGAGTTGGTAAAATCGTTATTCAATGCGCTGTAAATAGCCGTACCTAAACCCGCCCAACTATACGAAGAGGAAAGCCAATGTTTCTTTGCCAATTCATGCACTAAAGGCGCAAGTTTTGCCTGCACCCTCTTATCAATCATTTTATCGATTATACCCATCTTATTTATTTAAACGTTGGAACAAATCCCAGTCTACCTGCGGCCTCGATAGCTTTGTAAACACCCCGTAACGCATTGCATCCAGCAGGTGATCGTTTTCCTTTACAGGCTTTTCATCTGCCAGTATATTGCCGTTCTTATCTACCTGCCACTTATAGCTTTGCAACTCACGTTTCAGGTTATGGCTGCTGTTTGTTACATGCAGGTTATAACTCTTCACCTTCATAATCCCGCCCCACACATCTTTATCGGCTGGCTTTGCATTGTAACCCGCCCGATACAATTCCTCTATACTCTTGGGTTCTGCTGCATCACAAAAAATCTCCGTAGACCTTACCAAATTTAACGCCTTGAGCTTGTCTGCTATATCGGTTACTGTCAACTTGGTTTGATAGATCATTTCTTCAACGTATAACTGCCCCTCGTAAAACTCGATCTTTACCATTGCCGTTGGCGCAGTATAACCGAAGTCCAACCCGTAAAACACCTCGCCTTTGCCGGGGAGTTCGCTGCATAGTTTCCAGCTTGTGTAAATCAGTTCCTTTGCTGCACCACGCTGGCCTAAACCAAACACCTTCCACATGAAATCATCGGCCAAATCCCTGTAACCTTCAATGTATTCGATCTGCGACTTGGTAAGATTGTGGAGGTTATCAAGGTAAGTAGAGTGTATCTTCTTATTCTTAGGATTATCGGCCACCTCATACACCCAGCTATTGAAGTCTGCCGGATTCCAATCGAGTAGAATTTGCCCCGTTGTACGCATTGCTAGCTGATCGAAAAGCTGCCTGCTGATTAGGTTAGCCTCGTTAATGAACAAGATATCCCTGCCCGGGCCTCGTGCCTTGCCTTCATCTTCCAACCCGAATAACTCAATGTAGCTGCCATTAGGGAACTTGTAAACAAAGTCCGTCCAGCTCATCCAATCATCAAACCACCTGCTCCAATCTTCCAGTATTTCTTTTAAATCACGAAACGCACCCCGTTTAATGTGTGGCAGCGAATGTGAAACGATGCTGATTCTTGTTTTGGGATTATTGTTAGCGATGGCAACAAGTAACTGAATGGTACTGTAACTCTTACCGCTACGGCTGCCACCTTCATTACAGATGATTGGCCAGCCTTCTTTTATCGCCTTATTGGTTCGGTATAGTACCTTACTCGGCAGGGGCATCGGGGATGGTTATGAGGGGGAGGGTAGTCACATCTGCCTTGATATCGCTCTTGCTGGTTGTCAGTTTGTTAAACTCGTCGTCGTCGGCCATCAGCTTATAAACGGCAATTTGTAAAGCAGGGGCTGCATCTTCACGCTGCCAGTTCCGCTTCATCTTACGTTTGGCCGCCACCTTGTTTTTCCGTAGACCGTTTTTTATAACGTCTAATTCGTGGAAATCCCAATTATAAAGGGATGATAGGTCGGGCTTCACAAAACAGGCTATCTCATCAAAAAAGCACAGCCCTTCTCTTTCGATTGCCTCAATACATTCTTGTAATATCTGCTCTTGATTGTATGCCATCAGCTAAAATTCATTTTCATTTGTACCCCTTCAGCCCGTACCGTTACGTTGTGGCTTTTAAGGGTAGTAATCTTTTTATCAAATTCCCGCTTAATACAACTTATCACAAACTCGTTATCCTCTTTCTTTCTGCGTTCCCACATCCGTTTAAACACTTGGTACACCGTTTTTTTATAGCCGTAAACAGGCATCGTCTGCCGGATCAGTCGGGGCGAAGCGTTTACATGCGTTCTACAGATGTACACGTAAAAGTATCTAGCCTTCTCGTATATGCTGTTGTTTATGTCTACCTGCGTAAAGTTGGGAGTATTAAACTCTTCACAGATGATTTGCTCGGCCAGTTGGCACAGTTCAAACCTACATAAACTATTTTCAGTCATACTTGAAAGTTTGGAACTATTCAAATATAATATCTTTTCCAAATTTTCAAAAAATCTAGAAATATTTGGATGTGGGTAAGTGGAAGCGGGCTGAACTTGCTTTACAAGCCTACCAATTAGCCGCCCTTACCACGTTGTTATCGATTAACCCCAGCGACTTTAAATAGATTTGAGTGGTCTTAATGTCGGAGTGTCTGCATTGGCGCATGATAGCGTAAATGTCTTTGGTTGCTGCGTATAGGGCGCAAACACCGCTATGTTTCCAACTGTAAAGCCCCTTATCAGCTTCGATGCCTATTTCTTTGGCTTGCTCGTTGTGTCGGGTGCTGATGTGGTTGTAGTTCTTATATTGGGTTGGACATGGTTGTAAGTGCCGGCCGAAAATAAACCAATCCTTCGGCTTACTCTTTAAATCCATTTCTTCCAGCACAGGCCAGAAGCTATCAGGTATCACTACCGATTCCTGTTTCTTATTCTTGCTGGCATTGGATGGTATTATGATCGTCTTGTTCTGCCAGTCGATGTTATGGATCTTCAGTCGGGTAAGTTCCGACCTGCGTATAAAACAATAGTGAACAAACTGGGTAAAGTAATACATCTGCCTGTCGTTCTCTTGCAGGTAGGCTTTCAGCTTTTCTTTCTCGGTGTCTGAAAACGCAATGTTCCTGCCAATACCAATGGGTACTTTCTTAATCTTGCGAAACGGGTTTTTAGTGACCCACTCCCGATCTATCATTTCATTTGCAAAGGTTGATAGGACCGTAATCTTGTCGTTGTAGGTCCTGCCCGCATATCCTTTGGTCAGTGCTAGGTAGTCAAAGAACGCCCGGGCATGGTTTGCCTGAAAACGATCCACGTTAATTAGGGCAAGGTGGTTAATCGTCAGCCAGTCTTTAAATAGCTTGATGCAGTAGCGGTAACTTTCTAAAGTGCGGCTGCTGCAATTAGCCTGCTATAATTGGTAAATTGTATCGATGGCATCGGAAATAGTCGGGATGGCATTGGTCAGCTTCTCGTCAAACGGTGTCCAGCCGTATTTTAACTGCCGTTTCCAGTAGCGGATCAGGGCGTTTGCCTGCGCCATCCGTTCCCGCTTATC